TCGCCCTCTGGGACGACCATAGCGCCACCAGAGTCGACGTACAGGACATCCCTGGCCGCTGCCCAGAACTCACGCTCCGAGAGTCTCCAGAGGTTCCTGAGGCGCTCCCAGACCATCTGCTGTTTGTGCAGTTTGAGCTCGAGCGCATAGCCACTGAGCGCCATTTTGGTACCCTTGACCACGTCGGGTCGGATGCCATACGAGTGGAACACCTGGTCGGCTGCGGTGAGCAGGGTGTCCAGATGACCGCGCAGGTCTGCCTGCATGTCGAGCACCTGGGCGTTCGCGGCAGCGCCTCGGAGGAGGAGCACAGACGCGGGGTCGCTCGCGAGCTTGGCGATACTGCTCCCCTTCTTGCCGTCGGTGCGGATGGCGAGTTGCTTGTACGATTGCAGGTGTCGCAGGTGAGCGTGGTCGGTCATGCCAACGCCGATGGCGAGGGAGGCTGCGACCAGCGCATCGGACTCGGTGTCATCCCAAAACCCAGAGGAGGGATAGCGGTTGTGCGCCACCAGCCAGGGGATGCGGCCATAGGGGTTGGACACGTCGGGCTTGCCCTCGACGTCGAGGAGCGGATTGCCCTCGGCGTCCAGGCGGGGCAGCACCTTAAAGCTGGCGTCTACCATAACCGCGACGTCGTCTGTCCACAGTTCGATCTTACTGGTCCGGCCGTCGCGGTTGCGGTGTTCGATCAGTGCAACGCGGAGCTTCATCCGGTCACGGGGATCGGGGATCGCGTGGAAGCGATCGCGGGGCACCACATCGACGCCGATGCGGTCGCCCAACCAGAGCGGACGGATGAGGGTCTCCCCCATGCAGAAGGTCCACTTGCTCGCCAGGTCAAACGCCATGTCGACCTCGGCCGACAGGACCAGCTCGGTCTCGTTGATGCGTCGAGAGACAGGTCGCGAATAGATGACGGCGAGCTCGTCGATGACAGACCGCATCATGTTCAGCGTGGTGTCTGCTCGGACGTTGAGCTTCTCCGCATTCTGCGCGAGGAACAGTCTCAGGATCTCGACCTTGAGCTGATCGGTCCAGTCGTGCTGGTACATCTTGCGCTTGCTCTCTGCCTTGGCGCGGGCTGCTTGGCTGCCCTGCCATGCGCGTTTGATGTATTCGAGATCCATGGGTGCTCATCCTTCTGACGGCCGAGTCGGCCTCGGCTAATAGACTCCGATACCACCACCCACCACGGGGACGAGATTGACCGTCCCGTATCGCAGCGCGTCGATGGCGTGATCATACCAACCGTCCTTCTTGAAAGCTCGGCGGCGAGGGTCACTCTTGATGCGGGCCAGCGCGTCACGCAGCCCTCGGTATCCGTCGCTCTTCCCGCCCGTCTCTAGTGATGCGTCGAGGTACAGGCGGGGTGGTCCCTGCGCTGGCTCAAGCATGGCCTGGACGTGAGAGGAGGAGGCGATCACAGAGCGGTTGGCAGGGTCGGTGGTGTACTCCACGTCGAACCCCACGTCCTCCAACAGGTCGAGGTCACGGCGTCCGGTCTGGATGTCGGTGCCTGCGCCGGCCGGATCGATAAAGACTGTGTCAGCCACCCAGCCACGTCGGAGCAGGTCGTGCTTGAGCTCGACCACCAGACGGTGAGTGGGGCATTGGTTCGGCATCATCTCGCCCACCACATGGATACACTCACGGGTCGCATGGCGGGGGCAGATGTCGTGGTATGTAGCATAGATGACAGCGGGGTGGTTGTAACCAAAGTCCATGAATACATGAACCTTTTGCACGCCGAGGGTCAGGCCTTTCTGGACGTGAGTCTCTTCCTTGAACTCGGGGAAGGCGGCGTCTGACATCGCCCCCCACTCGGCGTCGATGAACTGCTTGGCCTGCGCGACGGACAGACGCCGACGCTGGTCGTCGATGTAGCCGGGGCGCAGGTTGGCGACGTTGGCCTGGGTGGAGGAGACCACCTCGATCAGGTCTGGGTTGTCGCGGAACTCGTCGTAGATCCACCCCATGTCGGGAGTAGTCAAGAGGACCTCGGCGGGGTAGCGTGCCCGCTGGTCTCGCATCCTCGACTGGAAGATAATGTAGGACTCGGGGGGCCAGTGTCGGACCTCGTCACCGATGACCCAGCCCACGTCGTTGCCGTCCATCGAGGGCGGCCGGTCGGCGCTGCCCCACTGGATCTTGGCATCGGTGGTCAGGTAGATCACCCGCTCGTTCTTGTTGACCCTGGTGAAGGTACCAGCCTCCTTGAGGTGGGCGATGATCTTGGGGATGAGGTTGACCGAGACGTGGTTATAGTTGTGCGATGCAACAAGACCATTCACCCCTGGGTTCAGGTGCGCCAGGCGTTGGCCGATGAACGCGCCGAGTGTGGTCTTGCCGGTGCCCCATCCCGCCCGAAAGAAGTGGCGTTGATTGGGTCGCATCGCTCGGAGGAATTGTTCCTGCGCCGGGTTGGGGGAGAAGTGCAGGCTAGGCATCGGCGGCCTCGGACGGCTGCGGCTCGGCTTCCATCCAGGGGTCAGAGTAGCTGACCTCTTGGGTGCCGTCGCTGGAGGAAGCGCCTGCCTCGTCCATGTATTTGAGCAGGCCGACCAGGGTGCTGATCCAGAAGGAGAGATTGTAGGGGGAGAGCTCGTCAATGCGTCCGTTCTGTTTGCGGATGCCGGTGAGTATTCCGTCGTGGGCTGCGATGCGGATCCGGCTGCGCTGTTCCTTGACGGCGTCCAACTCCAACCCGAGCTGGTGCTGATCCCAGGCCGCAGCTCGCTCCTCCCACTGGTAATCCTTGGACCACTTGCGGAAGGCGGGGTGGGGCTTAGCGCCGATGATGTCCGACTGGTCCCGACCCTGCTCCTTGAGGTAGAGCACGTATGCGCTCCGTACATACCGACCCATAGAAGGCAGAGACCGATACAGCACAAAGGCCCCGTGCGCCTTCGCTGACTCGTCGGGAAGTCGGTCCCATGGTTGGGGAGTGGAGAGTGGGTTTTCCGCATCAGGCATGGGTCCCTCAAAGTGGGAAGATGGGTGTCCTGATAGGAGTACTCGACCGGGTGACTGTGTCGCCTAGATAGTTTGGGCTAACGGCGGAAACCATTGCTGCACACAGGATTCCGAGCATAGCACTGCGGGGGAGTCGTGGTCGGGTTCGGTGTAGCGGAACTCTTGGAGTCGGAGGTAGACGGGGGAGTTGCACAGGAAGCAGTGGGGTGGGTGGAGGATCGACTGGTGGAGGAGGGAGAGGAGCCAGAGGAGATGGGGGTCGCCGTGGATGGCGCGTCGACTCCAGTGATAGAAGGTCTGCTTGGAGAGGTGGGTGCGTTCGCAGGCGAGGGTGAGGGGAGTGCCACGGGAGAGGAGACGGAGGGTGGCACGAAGTTTGCGGTGGGTGCAGGGAGGTGGGCCAAAGCGGTAGCGGGTGAGTCGTCGCATGACCTATCCCCTCTCTGAGTTATCCGGGTGACAGTATGGGTCTGCGGCCAGGACGGCCTCGGCTATGGTGTCATGAAGGAGAGCACTATCTTGAGGAGCACGATCCCCAACAGGCAGAAGAAAAACAGAATGGTGAGGGCGTCCCCTGGTCCGGCTGGTGGTCGTCGTCTCATCGGGTCCACCCCATACGGGAGCGGAGACAGTCACCCCATCGCTCGAGTCTGTTGGCGAGGTGGCGGACTTGGTCGGCGTACCAGTGGAGGAGGGCGAGGAGCCAGGACAGGGGGCAGTGGAGGAGTGGGGTGGGTCTGGTCATGGCGGTGCGCTAGAGCATCTTGATCATGGGTCTGTGTCCGATAATAAGTATTATGTGAACTGCTCGGCTGCAAGATAAAGCCCCGTCCTGCCGGGGCTTTGCGCGGTGCTCTGGAGTAAGCGGGTGGAGAAGAACAGCACGCATGCATGTATTATGTAAACTGAACATATGTCACAAGTCAACATAATACATGTTACGGGTATCAAAAATAATCCCCACCCTCCTCACCCAAATAGTGGAGAGAGTGTATGACCGGAGGTGGGTGGGGACATGGGGCGAGAAAGGTGAGAGGAGGAGCAACCGGCGGGCGCTCCCAAAAAGCAACCAGGCGCTCCTCCTCTCCTGTCCCTATTCCGAAAGACAGTGTTGCCGCGATCGTGGGGACGCGGCCAACCCATTCGCATCAGTCGGTGATCGCGTTGGGGGAGTAGTCGCGCCGGATGCTCGCGCGGCTGACGTGCAGCAGGCGGGTGGTGCCGTCGGGGAACAGGACCGTGCACTGCTGGTTCCAGTTGAAGTTGTGGTGGCCCATTGGGATCATGGCGCGGGCTCCCTTATATGCGCCCTTGTATATGTCATACGGGAATGCGGCGATCTGTTCATCGGTGTATTTGTCGCGTCGGCGTCGGCTCATGGGTTGTATCTCCTCTTGCTTTGGTCGGTGCCCGGGAGGGCAAGTTCGAGTTCTTCGTCGGGTCGGAGGACCAACACGCTCACTCCCTTGGCAGCAGCCAACTCACGCAGCATCTGTCGGGCCTCGGTGCCGTAGTGCCAGCGGGGGTCAGGGGTGCGCAGGACGATGAGGGCAGCGCCCTCGGTGCAGTGGGTCTCGAACCAGTAGGCGAAGGCCTCGCGGTACCGCGCCAGGTCTGCCTCGAGCGCGTCCACCCGGTTGGCCAGTTTGCTCAGTTCGGCGAACAGGCTCACTCGTCTGCCTCCTCCACGTTGCTGGGGTGGACCGACTCGAAGCCGTCCGTCTCATCCCAGCGAACCACGTATCGGTACACCTCGCGGTAGTCGTACTCTGGCTTGCGGGGGTTGCAGCCGGGGCGCAGGGTGCGGCCTATGTTGGTCTCGGTCACCCGCACGATCTCGCCCACGCGGGGTCGGAGTTGGACGCGGGTGCCGACGGGTAAGGGTGGGGTGCTCATGCCGCTGTATCCTTCTGGCTCGCACGCCACAGCCGGAGCAGGACCGACCGCACGACGCGGGCTCCCCCACAATCGCGGAGCAGGTCGAGGGTGCTGCGGTAGAGGCTGTAGCTCTGGATGACATCGCTGGGCACGGGCACCCGACCGGGGGGCAGACTGCCCTCTCGGCGGCGCACCTCGAACTCGATGCAGAGCAGGTCGTCGAGCCAGTCGCGCACGGGCTGTCCGGCATCGGCGGCCTCGGCGTGGATCCAGTGGTGGCAGGCTTGCGGGAGCTTGAGGTGCGTGGTTTGTCGGGCGCTCATCCCTCCACCTCCACACCCAGCGCAGCAAGGGCAGCTCGGGCCACGGCTTCAGGGGCGGTGGGGGCATAGGCTGGGACGACCTGCCTCTGGCCACGGATGCAGCGCAGCACCGCCTTCCACCCCGTGTCCGCCTGGCCCTGCCAGTACGCTGAGTACTCCGCAGAGACTTCCCAGTCGTCCCGAATGATCGCCTCGACAACCTGCAACATCCCATCCCCCGATGAAGCGAACCACGCGATCGGGACAGAGGGAAGGTAGGGAGGGAGACCATGGGGCGGCACGCCAAACCAACCGTCACCCACTTCGGATTTATGGACGAACGTCCAGCCCATCAGGTGCTCGGCCAGGAGCCGTTCCAGGTTTCGTATCTCGGTCATCGGGCATCCACCGACAGGCGGACAAAGGTCTGCTGGTCGATGCTCCCGTGGTCTTGGAGATGTTCATAGACAGCGGTCATGGCGGCATCGAGTTTGCCGGTGCGGCTGCGCCACTCGCTGCGGCTGGTCTCCAGAT